AAATTGTGGGCGTTGTTTGACGCTGAAAAAGAAGAAACACAACAAGAGGATAGTGAAAATCAGGGAACAATATGCTCATATTGTAATAACATATTGATGATAGCCGAAGATGGATTACCTACATGTTCAAACCGTCAATGTGGAATTATATATACAGATATGTTGGATTATAGTGCTGAATGGCGCACTAATTTAGAGGATAAAAATGGTTCGGATAATACACGTTGTGGGAATCCAATCAATCCATTGTTAAAAGAATCCTCATTTGGAGTAAAAGTTCTGTGTAATTCAACATCTAGTTATGAAATGCGGAAAATACGAAAATGGTGCGATTGGTTATCAATGCCACATAGAGAAAAATCATTATATAATGAATTTCAGTTTATTACTACAATGGCGCAAAATGCGGGTATACCTAAAATATTCATAGATCATGCTATGTATATACACAAGGATATCTCGGAACAGAAAATGTATCGTGGATTAAATCGTGATGGAATTAAGGCAGCTTCTATTTATATTAGTTGTCGGTTAAATGGTTGTCCAAGGACGGCACATGAAATCGCGGAAATATTCCATTTAGATAAAACATCTGCTACAAATGGTTGTTCTATGGCAGTAAATATACTAAATAACATAGATAGGAGTAAAGAGGAAAATGAGCAAAGTGACTTGTCTACAACGAAACCCATTGCGTTTATTGAGCGTTATTGCAGTAGGCTCAATATTAATGAGGAGCTAACAAGACTTTCTATGTTTATATGTAAGAAATTAGAACAACAGAATAACATCAAAGATAATGCGCCGCACTCCATTGCAGCAGGCATTGTGTATTTCATAGGACAAATATGTAATTTGAATATTTCAAAAATAGAAGTGAAAAATATATGTGGTGTAAGTGAGGTGACAATCAATAAGTGTTACAAAAAGCTGGATTCAATAAAGGAGCAACTGGTCCCTTCAGTAATATTACAAAAATATTCATTGTGATCAATATGTAATTTCATGAAAATAATGTAGGGCTTTAACTTGGTTTAAAGTGACAAACATATGAAATATAAAATGATAATAAACCCAATATTTTTTTTCATAATACAAACAGTAATTAGAAATACCAAATAAAGAAATCATCGTGCTTATTGTAAAAATATCAATATTACTGCAATTACAATTGTAGATAAAAAATAAAAAATATATTAAAAAAGCGAACTTAGAAAAATATAAATCACATACTCTATAATAATGATTATGTGTATCAATCCAATGCAAAGTACTAAATAAAAAAGAGAAAAAAGAAATATTCATGAAAACATAATTATAATAATAAAAAGCAATAAAAGTTGGATATAAGAAAGTAGAACTACTTGTCACAAGTAATATATATGTTTTATATTTATTTATGAAATATATACGCCTACATTGATAAGTATTTTTATGTATATACATTTATAAATTGTATATTACACCTTTTAAATTATTTATCATTTTATTAGAAGACAAAGAAAGTTTACATAATTTATTTTATATTATTTTTTCATATTTTCATAAAAATTGAAGCCTTTTCATAAAAGTATTTTCTTTTATTTTATTTTTTTCCCATAAATATTGGAACTTTCCAACATCATAATAGTAAGGTTTTATATCACCAATGAAATGAAAAATAAAATGTTTTTCACTATCAAGAATATGATCATCTTTGTTCCAAAAAACATTAAACCGAGGTTCAAGTACACTATGTTTACCATTCGCATATTTATTGATAATGAATTGATCATGTTTATCGGGGTATTCGCTATGTATATTCAAACATATTTGTGTGAAATTATTTTTTCGCAACATATTGAGTTCCATTACAATAACACCGCAATTACCCCATTTTAAATTTTCATCTTCATGTATTTTTTCCCAATGTTGATCATGTGCATTTTTAATAGCTATACCGGTTATGCCACAATCAATTTCATATAAAAATGATAAATCAATATTAACAATCAAATCAATATCCAGATAAATAACCTTTTCACATGGCAAAATTTCGGGTATGAATAATCGCAACATAGTAGCATTGGTAACATGTGTTAATCCTTTATATTGATAATCCCATGATTTATAGTAAAAAATTAATCTGAGATGTTTGAATTTGTTAACGAACTTTTGCAGTTTTTCAAGTTTATATTTATTCTTAATACAATGAATATAATGTATCGTGATAAGTTTCTCATTGGAAGAAGCAATGGAATTTATAACAACAGGTAACATTTCAACCAGTTTTTCATCGCTACAAAAACAAATATTCATATATTTAATGATATTTTTATTTTATAAATTTAACTCTATTACACGAAATTATATCATTTTATAGTAATTGGATTATAAATAATATTTATATAAAAAATAATTATAAATAAAATTATGGACACTATAGATATTATAGAAAAATTTAAATTGTTTTGGCAATATCCTGTTATAACTGAAAAAGAATTTTATCAACAAAATAAACATAATAATAATTATTTGGGGTTTCCATGGGCGACAATTATAGATAAACGTTATAATTTGGAAGTAATATATAAGATATTATCACAAAGTATAAAAGATAAAAAATATTACACTTGTGTACAACATATATCATTTCGTAAAATTATACCTTTATTGAAAGCATTGAATATTAAATGTATTTATACCCCACATAAAGTTAAAGGGGAGGATTTTATTGATACAATCCAAATAAAACCTTGTCCATTATATGCAGTAAATGTAGAAGATAAAGATAGAAATAAATTATTTGAAAATGTAGAATTTGAAAAAATTGAACGACCTTTATTATATAGTTTTCAAGGAGCTTACGATAATAGATGGTATTTATCAAACATAAGAGACAAAATATTTAACATGAAACATCCTAAAAATTGTTTTATCAATAAAATAGGTCATTGGCATTTTGAACATGTAGTATATTCAAAAATGCAAAGTAATAGTTATATACTTAATGAAAATGACTCCGATATGGACCGAACAAATAAATATAATAAACTACTTCTTGATTCGCGTTATTCTTTATGTCCTTCTGGAACAGGACCCAATTCTATTCGTTTTTGGGAATCGTTAGCTGTAGGTTCAATACCTGTTTTATTGGCCGATACATTGGAGTTGCCAGCACATGAATTATGGAATGATGCTATTGTGATTTTATTAGAAAAAGATATTGGACAATTAAATTCTATTTTGCAAAACATAGATAGTGTTAAAGAACAAAATATGAGAGAAAATTGTTTGAAAATTTATAATGATTTTCGTAGTAATTATAGTAATTTAGTTATAAAAAAGGCGTTCAAAATTGAAATTCCTACAAATTTAATACTTGGATACTTTTCAGTATTTGGTCATTTTTTCTTAGATCATTTATTTCAATTATATAAGATTTCTAAATGGTATAATAAAGTCACATCAAGTAATATTAATTCAATATACATTGAGAATTATGACGAGTGTTTATCTAAAGCACCTTTCATTGAAAAATTTTATAATTCTATATTTTCAAAAGTACATACAGAAACAAGATATGACTATGAGTATATAGATCTAGGTATAATTATGGGAAGTTCTTTCAATAGTGAAATATTAAATATATATCTTGCCTTATCTAGATTTAAAATAGATATTCCAAATGAAATTGTTGAAAATGGTAGAAAAATAACTGATATGAATAAAAATTCTATAAATGAAATGTCAAAAATTATTAAGAATAAATTGAATATTACAAACAGTAATTTTATAGATAAGAGTGTATTAATTATTAACAGATTGAAGACGAGGAAATTATTGAATGTCAATTTAATGAAGAATTTATTTGAGAATAAAGGTTACAATGTAAAAATTGTTGAATTTGAAAAACTAAAATTAGAAGAGCAAATATCATTAGTGTCAACACATGAGTATATAATTGCAGCATGTGGAAGTGTTCAAGTTCATATATCATTTATGAATATGAAGTCAAAATATATAGAGTTATGTGAAAGTGGTTTTCGTTATCCAAACACTGCAATTTATGGTTATTATTTTAACATTGATACTAAAAATTTATGCATACCATTGGATATATCTATTCGTAATAAATGTTTCAATAATCATGTAGTAAAAGAATTATTTGAAAAAGGAGATAAAATGCCAGAAATAATATTACCTACAGCAATAGATATAGATAGAGAAAAGGAATTTTATGAAAATATATTAGGAAATAATTGTTTTTTCATTCATAACTGTCAAAATATTGATTGTAAAATATATTTAGATAATTTACAAAAATTATTACAATAATTCTTCTGTTGGAAAAGTTTTATTATTATGTATTATGTATTAAATAATAATAAAATTTATCATTTACCTTTTGTAAGGGATCGCATATGGATTTCCTTGTAAAGCATTCAATATATCAGGTGTGTTTCGTTCCATTTGAATATTTTGACTTAGAGGCTGTGCACTATGTGTGTATCCCATATGCTCAACACTGGGTACACTTCCACGTACACTGGGAGCAACTTCGCGCTTATTAACAAGATAATTGTCTTTATGTTTGGACTTTTGGGCAATAGAACCATTGTACAAATTCATGTTACCCTGACTAAGACGACCCTTAATAGTAGATGACTTAATATCGTTATTACGTTGGTTATATTCGGCCTCATAAGAGCGCATATCTTGTAGATTACCAGGTGCAGAGGAACCACCAATATACAAATAATCACTTTGACTACCACGCTGGTTGTGTGCGACTTGGTTCTCTGTAATTGCATATGCACCACGTTGATTCATATTGACATTCAAGTGCATCTTTCCCTTTTCAGTAGTTTCTCTTATTGTAGGAGCAGGTTTATCGGATGGATCATACAAATAAGAATTACTTACAGTTGATTTGGCGTTTTGATAAGGACGCATATTTCCTATAACATTTTCTTTGCGCGATGGTTTTAATACATCTAAAATGGGTGCAACCGCGGCACTGAGAGAACCCGCCATATTACCAAAATACCCTTTTTGTGAATTTTGAGTACGATTATTCGGATATGCCTTTTTACTTAATATACCATGATCATTTTCAGTAATTATTCCTTTTCCTGATGCTCCTGCAGTACCAAGAGGAAATGCTTCAAGTTGATTTCTATGTGGCTCGCTGTGTTGACCGTCAATATAAATAGATGAATTACCATATGCAGCATTACCGCTATATTCTATGGATGTTTCTGGACGGCTCACATTGCGGTGAATGGTTTCACTACGTAGTGTGGCACCCTTTTCAGCACCCGTTGTGGTAAATAATCTGTCTTGTGTCATTTCAAAATCACGTTCTGGACGATTTTTCTCTTGTTTTCCTAATGTTCCCATATTCTTGATGCCACTATTGGCAGGGCCTTCATAACCAAAGGCTAAATGACCACTGGATTTTTGATTGGTCTTGGCACGGAGTTCATCAACAGTCTTAGCATTCCATAGTTCTCTTTGCATTAGACCAGAGTTAAATCCTCCTGAACCTCCAGATGTATAACCTAAATTCAATCCAGGACCAACCTTTTCGTCAGCAAATGGTTTTACATTTGCAAACCGAGAACTTGGATTTACACGTGAACGCATAAAATCAGTATTGTTAGGCGTACCATATGCATGTTGATAGTTTTCATCTGGCTTAAACAATGGTGCTTGTTCCTCCTTTTTAATATAACCACTTCCATTTCCAATCATATTATCTAAAATGCTTTCATTTGACTCTGGTTCAATGTTTTTAGACTTAACACTGCCACCAAAAAAAGGAACCATATTATTATGCTTAAAATAGTCCTTTTCTACTTGTTCTCCAGTTAATGAAGTATATGTTTGATTTGTTCTAGAAGAAGAATCCATAAAGCTATAAGATTCTCTCATGTTGTCGTTAAATTGTTGATTAAAATATTTGTCCGTATAAGCTTGTTGACCATCATACTTATTAACAGTTGATAGTTTTGATGTGAGGTCATTTTCTGCATTTTGCACGATTTCACTTGGATAATTTTTATCTTGAATATTGGTGTTTGGAAGGCTTGATGTAAAGTTCTCACGTTTTTCTTCTTTTTTTTTAGAAGCCATATATAAACCGCCCAAAGCAAGTAAAGGTATTCCTAATTCAGCCATTATGTATATAATTTATATATATATAATCATAAATCGTTTTCCGTTTAATTCAAATAATTCTTTGTCAATGAAAACACATAATTAATCATATAAATTGAATTATGCATTGTTATTCGTGTGGCGGAATCTATCTTTTTCCAAAATTCTTGTGGACTCATTGTATTGAAAGGGAACTTCAACCTTTTGTTGTGGTTGATGAAACAAAAATTGCCATCTTTCGGGATGCTTTTCTCTAAACGTCCATGCTGGATGTGTTGTGCGCGATTCATCTACAAACGGATTCATAACAGGATACACATTTTGACTTGTTGCTGGTGTGTATTTAGTGTAAAGATCTTTGTCGGATTTCAGTTTTCTATCTAATCCTAACAAGTCATTGCTAATACTAATGGTGTCATTGCGCAAATTCGCACCCCATTTTTGAAGTCGTAATTGTGGGTCTTCCATAAAAGGTACATGCAAACCATTACCTGGTGTATCAAGATGGTACAAACCTACATTGAGACTTTCTTCTAATTTCTTCTTAATTCTTGCATCATCGTCATAAAATCTTGTACTTGCCATATATATTATTTATGAGATTAAATTGGATTATATTTAGCATTTTTACAAATACCGTATGTTTTTCTATGAAATTGTGTAATACCATGTTCTGTAATCCCCTGTAGATGCTTTTTTGTGCCATAACCCACATTATTTTCAATGTCATATTTCTCATTTAGTTCTGGATATTGTTGACATAAATGATATATGTATGTATCATGTTCATATTTAGCTAATATGGATGCAGCAGCAATGAAACTGTATGTGTCGTCACCTTTAGTTACGCATTCATAATCCACTAGTTTTTGTGTTTTAGGGTTCTCTAAATTAGTGAAATCATTTCCATCAATTAATGCGAAAACAGATCCATCATCATTTAGACTGTTTATAACGTTTACAATGGATGTTTTCATTGATTTCAATACTGCTTGACGAATATTTATGACATCTATTTCATGGGCTTCTATGTAGTCAACAGAATATGCAATCGCATGAGTTTTAATATAATTTGCTAATGTTTCCATTTTTTGTTTATTTTTTATTTTTTTGCTATCTCTCATTAAACTATGGTCAAAATTATTTTTAGGTAATATCACGGCGCTTGTATAAAGGCGACCAAACATGGGACCACGGGCGCATTCATCTACGCCGATTTGATAATCATAATTATTGTATGAAGATTTGAGAACTTCCATATATAATAATGTAATAATTTACATATAATATATTTATTTACATATATTATATATAATGGAACTTCCTTTGTGGTTTATAATAATTTTATTATTAATAATATGTTTCTTACTTTACTATTTGAATAACTGTTTAGAGGTAGAAGCATTTGGTGTTAATCATGATGCTGGTGTGGGGGAAAAAGTAATAATTGATGGTGTAACAGATGCATCCGCGATTAAGTTGACTGATGACTTCTTTTATTTTATTGATGGTGCACAAGTGTTACAATTAGAACCTTCTACCTCTTCTGTGACAAACGTTGCTAACAATTTGACTGATATTGATCAATATATATTTTATTCAAGACAAGGAAATATTAAGAATGTAGATAAAGGTGGTGTTGGTGGTCAGTCATTTACAGTTGATTCTAGTGTATTAGAAAAATCTTTTAGTGATTATTATTTTTCTCAGACAATAAATCCAATTAAAGGTGATGTTATTAACAATCAACTCTTTTATATTCCATATGGGAATAGTACATTTATTCATGTAATAGAACATCCACCAACAACAAATGGACAATATAATTCCAACCCGGGGACAGAAGTACATAAAACATTTTATAGTGTATTTAAACAAATTGATATGAAAACACACTCATATTCAGTAAGTACCTCCTCTACCTCAGCATTTGAAGATATTGTATATAAAGACCCAGTAACATCCTTTACATCGGGACAAGTTTCAAACCAATATGTAACAGCAAATGTAGAATTTAAAGGTGTGGATATCCATCAAATACGGCCAAATGTATTCTATCATTATACTAGTGGTACACTATTAGTGAAAGAAAATGATCCAGATAACTCTGGTCAATTTAGATTAGCTATGATTCCAATTCCGAAGGTCGGTGATAATGGATTAATCATAAGTCATTATGCTGGCACTGATACTATTAAAGTAAAACTGGAAGAAATAATTCCGCAAGAAATTGTTGATAGTTTCTCATTTCAACTTAGTTATGTATATCCTGATCTTTTAGATGGAAATCTAATTTTATATTTGAAAAGTGGGGATAAAACGGCAATATGTACATTAAAAAGAAAATCCAATTATTTGTATAGTTTAATTGGTGTTGTCCGTTTCAAGGGGACACAACTTAATTCATATACAGGTCCTGGGCAAGAAGAAGAAGAAGATATAGACGGTGAAGAGGAAGGCGAAGAAGAAGAAGACGAAGAAAACAATGAAGGAAGCGATGAAGAAAGCGACGAAGAAAGTGACGATGAAGAACCAGAAGTCCCAGGAAGTATGGATGATTACTACAAATGGTATTGGTACTGGAATACCAGTGGTTCAATGCCCGTACATTTTTCCGAAGATTACATGTTAAAAACACAAGTAGTACCACCTGTGTGTCCAGCATGCCCATCATGCCCAAGTGGCGGTAATTGCAATAATTGTGGTGGAAATGGCGGTAGTGGAACACAAGACTCAAATGGAAAGTCAATGGTAAACAGCAAAACAGGTAGTGAATTGGGTGGTGCTTACAGTAAGACTCTTGATACAGCATCAGATTTGTTGAAATCCGCAGGTTCAGGTGCAAAGTCCATAATAGACAATACAATGGGTCTTTCATCACAAGCTGTCAAAGGCGGTGTTGGGTTAGCCAAGGATACAGTCCAAGGGGCAACAGGTTTGGCTAAGGACACAGTCCAAGGTGCTCTTAATATTGGTGAAGATGTATTAGAAACAGGTTTGGATGCAACCGGCGAATTGGCTCGTGGTACAGCAGGTTTAATTCGTGACATCGGACAGGGACCTAGTCAATTAAATAACACATATGGTTCAACAGGTCAAGGCTCTCTCTATAATGGAAGTCGCAGAAGTTATGGAGCTCCAATAGGTTCAACATACGATTCACAAAGTCGCAGTCCATTAGACCCATACACATACAATGGAAAATTAAAAAATCGTCCATCATCAGAATTTTTACCGCGTACAGCGGATTTCAGTGCTTTCGCTAAGTAATTCGTTTGTAAGCATATAAAACATTATGATATATTATATATTATAATATTTATGACATTCATCCAATGGGACACAATTAACACTATATTGAATCGTGAAATATTAAAAAGTCAATTCAAAAAACTATTACTTGATTTTGATGAAAGATGTCACGAATTGAACTATAAAAAAGGATTTTATATATATGGTTCTCCCGGATGTGGTAAAACAGAGTTCGTTAAAACAGTACTCAATGAGATAGATTATGATTCTATATGGTATGATGCAGGAGATGTAAGAAATAAAGGATTAATTGACACAATAACGAGTAATAATATATCAAAATGCAATGTGTTAACAATGATGCAAGAAAAGAGAAAAAACATTGTCATTGTGATGGATGAAATAGACGGAATGAATAATGGAGATAAAGGTGGTATCGCTAGCTTAATTAAACTTATACGTCAAAAGAAGACAAAAAAACAGCAGCTGGAAAATGAAACCATGAATCCCATTATTTGTATAGGAAACAAGTTGGCAGATAAAAAAATACGAGAACTAATGAAAGTATGTAATGTATTTGAATTGCCATTACCAACAAATGAGCAAATTAGTACATTATTACAAAGCATATTGGGTTCTTGCAGTACAAAAATACAAACAAATATTGTTAAGTATATACAAGGTGATTTACGTAAAATACAGTTTGTTGTGAAATTGAAGAAAAATAAATTACTAACAAATGAGTTTGTGGAAAATATATTACATAATAAATCATGTATGGAAGATTCAAAGGAAGTAACAAAACAATTATTTTTGAAACCAGTTTGTTTTGAAGAACATAATACCTTATTAAATGAAAATGATCGTACCATTGTTAGTTTGTTATATCATGAGAATATGGTAGATGTTGTTAATAAGAAAAATTTAAAACTATATTTAAAACTATTGGATAATTTTTGTTATGGCGATTATATTGACAGAATAACATTTCAAAATCAAATATGGCAGTTTAATGAAATGAGTTCTCTCATAAAGACGTTTTACAATAATTATTTATTGCACAGTTCTCTTGATACAAATAATTTGTATGTAGATGAGGTACGCTTTACAAAAATATTGACAAAGTATTCAACAGAATACAACAATCAACAATTTATATTTCATATGTGTCAAGAATTGAATCTAGATAAAAAGGATTTATTCTCTTATTTCCAAGAAATACGAAATAGATTAGGTTCTCAATTATATGAAAAACAAAGTATTTTTGATGAAACTTTTGTGAATGAAAATATCAATAAATTAGATATAAAACGAATTTATAAATATATGGACAAAAGTTGCAAAAAAGAATTAGAGGACACAATAGAATATGATAATTAACCTCTATTTTTGAGTTGTTCTTCAAGTTCTTTTACTTTCTTCTTTAGTTCAATGATTTCTTTGTTTTGTTTATTCATGATATTAACAGCATCATGAATAGAAAGCTGAACACTTTCATTATTAGCATTTTTGGTGGTTATGGATTGCACTTGTTTCATTTGATTCATTTTGGCCAATTGTTCCTCTTCAACTTTTCTCCTCTGTTCTTCTAAGACCTTCATTTGTTCCAATACATCGGGTTTCATAGTTGGTTCTCCTGGTGCATAGTCTTTTAATTTATCATCAATCATATTAACAAAAAAATCTTTGATTTCATCTTCATAATCATATTTAATAAAAAGCTTGATTGTTTTACTAGATTCTTTTACATATGTTGGGTTTATATGTTCTAATAATTTCTTTTTGTCAAACGTATTTTGGTTGTGCGAAAACACTAGAATAGTTCTCAATGGGTCTAATTGAATGAATGGGATACTATAATTATGTAGAAATTCCTTTTCTTCTGCCAAACAAGCATCATTATTATAATGTGTCATACTAAGTAATTCTTTCCTGAATGCAAAAGTCCCCGCCGTTGCATGATTTGGTCCATAAGGTCCAAATTGATACATTTTCTGAATATGTTTGAAGTAAATATATAGCTCACTTGAACCAGCACACAACGCCTTTGGATGTTTTTGTAACATATCAACCGCGTGTTCTATTCGTTCAGGTGGATAATAGTCGTCGTCATCCATGTATACAATATAAGAACCTTTGCACTTTGAATGCATGTAATTACGTTTTTCGCCTAGTTTCATTTTTTTGTCAATTTCAAAATATTCTATTTGAGGTATTTTTGCTTCTTCTATTAGGTCGCGTATTTTATCAGTGCCATCATCCACAATAATCCATTGTGTTCTATATTTTGGATATGTCTGATTTAAAAAACATTGTATCATAGTTTTTATGAATGGACGACGGTTATACGTAGGAGTACATACTGATACAAAAGGATAATGCTTTTCTTTTTTTGGTTTTTGTTCCTTCTTTTTACCCATATATAAATGTTGTCATATTGAATTTATATTATTTATTTTTATTATAATATAAAATTGAATTATGAAAATGATAATATTTTATTTACTATAATCACTATGTTAAATCAGTTAGAAGCAATTGACGTAATAAATATTGCGATGATTATATCAACATTTGGAATTCTTGTATATATGTTTCTATGCATGTTGTTATAATGATTGTTCACGACCTTCAAAAACATAAGATAATATATGTTTATTCTTTTTAAGCATAGTAACAATGGACTCGCGATTTAATAGTAAAAATGTATATGTATTGTGAGATAAATAATTCATTTTATAATAATCCTTTTTTTTTGGTTCTTGAAACACGCTCCTATTTTCATCATATAAAATATCATCAAAACAATCAAAATCAAAATAGTCATTAGAAAGAGGTAATGCATTCAACCCATATGGCATTATAAGTATAATATGTAGTATATTTTTAATACATATTATAATATCTTTACTTAGTTCATACATAATTTATGTTCTGTTTTTTTTGATTGTTTATTCTGAAGTTCATTCTCTATTTCGCGTCTAATTTCCAAACGCGTTAGTTCTTTATACAAGACATCTCTTCTTTTTTTTGCATTCTCTAATTGTAATGAAAGATTGGATATAATTGTATTCATAGATGCATATTCCATTTTCAATTCATTCATAATAGACGACATATTCTCTAATAAATCATAGACTTATTTTTTTATATTTTTTTATATTTTCATTTGTATAAAAAGATAACGTTAATCAATAATTATATATGATTAATTTATTACATAATGTGAACATATGAAACAGGAAATGAAAGTAAAACCACTTATCATATTTCATCTTATAATAAATACATGACAATGAAAAATTGCTCAAAATTCCAATTAAGTTGCACCAGGCTACATATTTCATATTATCGTTCATGTTATATACGCCATATACAAAAAAAGACACACCTGCAATATTCGCGAAGGCTACATCCATCATTCGTTTATATTTATTTTCACTATCATACCAATATAATATGGAAAAAATAGTACTCATTAAATCTATTTTATATAGCGAATTTTGAATATGATATCCATAATATGAAGATATGAGAAATGTGGAACTTGAAAATAGTAATACTTTATTTGAGATATGCATATACACTATGTAGTTCATTCACTTTATATAATGTTCAATGTTGGGATTTATTATTTTCGGTTTTTTCTGATTATTTTGTAACGTCGCACGTACGTGTTTCTGTGTGTAGATATACTTAGTCTTATCCTTGGTTCTGTTCTTTTCCTTTCCTTTGCGATGGCTCTTCTTTTCGTAGTCGCACATTGTAATAGATGTATATCTATGTTATGCTGATATTAGTAATTTATATTTATATTTTCAATTTTTTAGCTTTTAGTACTTAAGGATTAGATACAAGTAAGGAATTTAACATACTTATAGTAGTTGTAATTGGTATTGCAATTGTTCTGAAAATGGTAGAACTTATAGAATATGCGATTTTACTACCATCTCCGTATATATTGTTTTGACCACTAGATGAATTATTAGCATTGATATTCAAAGTTAACATTGTAAATATTATAAATATAAGAACAATATTACTTGAAAGTCTGATGTTCTCATTTTTCATATTAAAAAAACTATTAAATGAGGACAATATCATTGTAATAATGACTACAAATGAGAAGTTATTGACAAACATATTGTATATTTGTTTACATAATCGTTTGAGTCTGTCATAATTGGTTAAGCAGCTATCATCAAAATCGCATTCGTCTGGCATTTTCGTATTGAAATACAACATTTTGGAAATATTATCAAATACATTATTCGCTTTCTTTGTCACGTATGTATCATGGAAAATAGAGAACAATGATGAATATAATAAATAGAATCCTATTGATATGTTTACATAGGGTAACATGAACATAGTAATTATGGCACGGAATAACCAAACAATGAAACCAATATAATATTTATTGTAGAATTCCAATGTTTGATTCCATTCTTCACTGGGTTCTGATGTACCTGCGAAAATACCGAATAATGTTAAGAAATAGATTATATAAGAACTATCATGTCCATTTGTTAATTTGGTAGCAAAATAACTGAATTTATCAAAATTAAAATAAAGGAGTAAAAACAACCCTAAAAAGAGAACTACATTACTTGGTATAACATCCCTCATATTAGGAAATGATAATATTTCAGAATCTTTGTTTATAAAAAATGAAGTAAATACACAAAATGGAAAATATGCAAATTCCAAGAAAAACCGCGCTACGTCGCCGCGTTTATTAACATCATTTGGGTCAAATTCACAATATTTAATAATGTTATCATTTTCGTCTTTATAAAAAAATACAAAAAACCAATTATATGTAATGAATACGATCAACAATACGTTTAATATTTTGTACATGTTCTCAATAAGAACTTCTTGATCATGTTTCAAATTTTTCTTGAACTCTTTTTTTTCTTCTTCTGTCATAGAGTCGTATTGAGAACCTAGGTCTGAAGACAATTCCGTAAATTTGATAATAGATTTCTGTAAACCATAATGAATATAAATGAATATAGAATAAATATACTTCGGTATACTTGTGAATTCAAAACCAATAGTCGCTGGTGTAATATCATCATAAGGAATGTTCTCTATTATTGGAGCAGGGTTTTCTTCGTCTTCTAATGGAGGTAATTGTGTTATAGTGGCCTTGCGTTTTTTAATATCATTTGTAGTAATCTGATATTTTTTAGGGTTCTCATTTTGGAGTTCACTCCGCAATTGAACGATTTGACCCATATAAAACGTGCTTTCACAATACTTGTCTTTCTTTGATTTCTTCATGTCTGATGCATCACGATCATCTTTTGCTAGTTTTTGTTCTTTTAATTCATTATTCAAATAATAATCAGCAATGTCTTTTGGATTCTTAACAGGTTTGTATATATATTCCAATATACTTGAGAACTCGGTTTCAAAACCCTCAATAGTATCCGTATTTGTGGTATTATCATTATCAATATTGTCTTGGTTCTCATTTACATCATTGGATTCATATTGTGTAGCGTTTGTGTTAAGGTCCAATTGATTGAAGTTGTTGTCTGAAATATTATCTGAAAATAATGGTAGTTTTGAGAACCCTTGTTTTTCTTGGAAGATTCTTTCTATTTTTGACATTATTTTTTTTATATCTTTTCTTTCTTTCTTGTCAACTAAATTATTTTCGGTCATTTATATAATGTCTATATATTTGTTCATTATATAAACGTGCAATATACAACGTAATTTAACGTGCATACATTAAACTACAATTACCATTCACAAAATTCAATACATTGTATCTTTCTTCAAATAAACGTAAATTGAAACTATACTCATATAGACGATAATTCTGTTTATTTGAACCGATTACATTTCCTTGATCATCACATATAATTTGGAAATTAGAGTTTTGAATATCAAATATTGGAACATACGTAGTGACTTCTAACTCAACAGAATTGAATTTACTCATGTTGATTGCACCCGATGGCTGATATTCAAATGGACTCGTATTCAAACAGAAATTATAGCAATACAACCCTTCTTTAGCATAGCCTCTTGTGCGTGTATACTTTTCAATATAATCATATACACCACGCGTAAACGTATTTTCCCTGTATTCACCATTTAGCAAAATACCCAATGTTTGTAATATATGTTTCTCATTTTCTACATTGAAATTACCCGAAATATAGAATCCTGTACTATTACCATTTGGATGTATAGAAGGACCATAAGGTATATTGTTGACATTTGTTTGTGCTAGAAATTTACTGGGTATTTCTTCAGGTGCCTCTAAAATATCATATGGAGGATTATAATATGGCCAATTGCTATAATTAGACCATTCATTTCTCATATTAACATCATTACGCTGTAAATAAAACATCCAACTTGACACCATACCACTTGATGAAGTCAACTTTAAACGTTTTGAGCCAATAATATTGTCAAAATCATATTGGAAAATATCCTTGATTAAATACAACTGCTCTTGTGCAGCAAATACTTGTGACTCGCTCTTTGACAAAAAACAATATGTACAAATCATATGTACATCTGCATTCCACATATTGATTTGATTTTCATAATTTGAACTGTGTAAAAATAAACTTGGTGGTGTTTGTAAAAATCTATATAGTTGATGTTTTCCTTCATTGAAATCTGGACGAATATATGGATGATTGTTTTCTACATCATCAATGTCACGTATTTGGAATAAATCCTGTATAGAACGTAATGTTACGCTTATTTCCATTTCATTATATTGTAATGATATTAACGGAAATGCACAACGACTATCTAAAGTAAACCAAGCATTTATGGGTATATATAAATTTCTTCCTCGTATGGAAGGCTCTGAACCGCCTGTATATTCAGTGTAAAAAGCCGATGGATAACAATTTGCACGACCGAATGATGCAGCAGGATTATTAAGCTCATCCACATTGCCTGTCATCTCATTAAACAGATTCTTCTTTTCTTGTGTAAAGTCACGCTCTACCATGGCTTCCAAATAAGGGCCACTATATTTTTGCAAAATCTGAGAACCACATGTTATTGTAATTTCTCTTATTATTTGCGTGCCAATATTTTTTATCCACTTGAAATCATAAGGAGTCCATTGGTTATTATTAGATTCTACTGGATGATATATAGGACTCCATATGTCAGGTAATGTTATAACTAAATATGTATCCATAAGTAACTCAGCATAACGCTTTATTTTGAACTTGAATGTGGATTCTTCAGACAATCTCAAATCACGTGTTCCATCGTAGTCAAGACGGAATTTTTGTAATCCAAAATTGGTATATTTGGAATATTTTACTTTAAAAAAGGTCTTTGAAGGGTTACCTGTTAATATTACACTATTATTTCCTTCTGAAATTATATTTAGTAATCCACCGGCCATATATTATATTATATCATATTAAATTTTACCTTTGTATTTTTTTTCGCATTGTAATATAAATATGAAACTTTGGAAAAAAATTGCAATATTTCTTGTAGTAATCATTACATTTATTATATTATCGTATTTATTCAAAGAACGCATAAACCTACAAAAATATGAAGCGATGACAGATCTGGATAAAAGAGACTCACAAGAAGATTTGGACAACATTTTAAATGCACAGAACACGGAATTAGTAAAATTGGAAAAAGCTACAATACCAAGTATCGGTAGTTTTTCTTATAAAAATGATTTGAAATTGAAAGATGTATGTATAAAAGCGTCATGTAATAGTGCATTTACAGGTAATTATATAAACAAGAAAATGGTGAAACATTTATTATTAAGAGGTTGTAGGTTTATGGATTTTGAGATCTATAATATTGATGATATTCCATATGTCGGATTTAGTGGCGATGAAAATCCAACATCATTGGATTCACAAAATAAAATTGCATTGAGCGATATTTTAACCGTTATAAACGAAAATGCGTTCCGTTCTCCTACACCAAATACAACAGACCCTTGTTTTATTCATTTACGCGTTAAAACGGAGTCAAATGGCTTATACAGTTCTATTGCTTCCTCTATACATGAAAACATCAAAAACAGATTATATGAAGGAAATGTCACGCCGTTTACACCATTGAAGAATTTGGCAAGTAAAGTCGTTATTATTATTGACAAATCTATTAGTCCTAATTATGATAAATATCCAATATGTAGCAGTGAACCATGTATGAATCTGGGTAATTATGTGAATACAGAAAGTGGGACATCGCAGTTTATGAGCTACAGATATTCATATTTAATGAATCAAAATATTGAGCCTGTATTTGCTGATGAAAATGGAACTGATGCAAAGAAGATACAAATGGTATTACCAGATGTAGAAAGTAACATGTTTGGTATGTTGCGTAATCCTGATACAAATGTATTATTGAAAGATTATGGCGTCCAAATTATTTGCTATAATTTCTATAATCAAGACGTAGAGTTACAAAACTATGAAAATATGTTTGGAAAATTACAAAGCGCGATCATTCCATTAAATGAAGCTATAAAATATGCTAAAGAAGGAAATTAAATATCTCATTTTTATATATATTATAAATATGAGTAAATTTAACAGTGAATTATGTAATGAATCAATGTCATTTCAAGAATGTGAACTGGCTATATTACGTCAAGCAGTTGATGAAGCTGAAACAACACAAGGTAAAAATATCGCAAATAATAGTGAAGTTTTGCGTATGATATCTATTTTAGAGGCATTTTTGAAAAGAAAACGATGCATTTGTTATGGAGGAACAGCAATCAATAATATATTACCAAAACAGGCTCAGTTTTATGATAGAGATGTTGAAATTCCGGATTATGATTTTTATAGTCCAACACCTTTAGATGATGCAAAAGAATTAGCTGATATTTATGTTGATGAGGGATTTCTAGAAGTAGAAGCAAAAGCTGGAGTACATCATGGCACATACAAAGTATATGTGAATTTTATTCCTATTGCTGATATAACATTACTTCATCCTATTTTGTTTGATTCTATTGAGAAAGACGCCATTAAAGTGAATGGAATTATGTATTGCCCTGCCAATTTCTTGCGTATGAATATGTTTGTTGAATTATCGCGCCCTAGTGGCGATGTCTCACGTTGGGAAAAGGTTCTCAAACGTTTGATATTATTGAGTAAATATTATCCTATGAAAGTTGAAAAATGTCATGAAGTGGAATTTCAACGTAAAATGGAGAGCTATGTTAATGATGCAGAAAAATTGTATTTTACGATTCGTGATAAATTTATAGATGAAGAAGTCGTATTTCTTGGTGGTTATGCTACACGTTTATTTTCAAAATATAGTAAAAAAAATGGTGAAAAAGGAGACAAACAACTAGTCAAGAAAATACCAGACTTTGACGTGATTTATGAAGACCCTGAGAAACTTGGTATGATTATTGTTGAGCAATTACAATCAATGGGATTTAAAAAGGCCAAGACAATTACACATGACGCTATTGATGAAATTATTCCACTTCATGTAGAAATTAGAATTGGAAAAGAAACTTTGGCATTTATATATGAGCCAGTTGCATGTCATAGTTACAATAAAATTAGAATTAAGGATAGCGAAGTGAGAATTGCCACAATTGACACTATGTTGAACTTTTATTTGGCATTTTACTATTCAAACAAGCCTTATTATCCACGTGATCGTATTTTGTGTATGGCAAATTTCTTATTTAATATGGAAAAAAATAATCGTTTAGAACAAAAAGGTCTATTAAAACGTTTCAGTATTGATTGTTATGGACATCAACCTACAATGGAAGAAATACGAGCTAAAAAATTGGATAAATTTAAGGAGTTGAAAGATAAACGCGGTACTGATGAATACGATGCATGGTTTTTGAAATATGTCTATAGTGATGGCAAGTTTCAAGGTGAAAAGAATACAAATAAAACCAAAAAGAAGAAATCCAAAAAAGGTACACGTAAGAAGAAATCCGCAAAGGCTCTCATCAATCTATTTTAAACCCTTGAAGATTTTAAACCCTTGAAGATTTTAAATGGGACATTTAGAATCTTTCAAGGGTCAGATACCAGTAACGAATTAAAATCAATAACGCCTTTGGCGTTCCATTTTAAATCTTCGCTGGTATAAATACTCAAATAATTTGATAATTACATGTTTATAATTATCAATCTCCCATTAAATAATAATCAAATAATCTGTGAATTTTTGGAAAAAATAGAAACAAGCGCCAAACAATATGGTTTTCACACACATACCATTGAAATTCACATTACCATCTTCATAACATATATTCATAAACGAAAAATATTTCACAATAAATGTGTGGATAACAGGCAATTGGAAAAAGAAAAATAAACTACATACAAAGAGAGTCATTTGGAATTCGGATAAAAATGAATCTACAACTGAATCTTGATGTTTTTTTCTTTCATAGTTCTCAAACTTTTTGAATTCATCGTCATATGATTTAACGTAATCATTGGATTCTACTTTTGGAATATAATTAGGAGTTATTGTAGCGTCATTAGAGTATTGTGTAGTATCCATAGGAATATCACGTGATGGTAAATGATGTGTTTGTTCTGGTATCATCATATTTTGTTGCTCTTGTGTGGGAATAAATTGATTTCTTCTTGTATGGTTCTCTTCCATCAATGGACCTAATCCGGGTTGCTGGTTTCCATAAGGATTAGGATGTATATTCATAGGTGAATATGATGTTGAGTTTTCAGTTGTTTGCATTTTAATATTTTCGGGTAAATCTGCAATACGTGTTGTATCAGTCATATAATATAATTATTCATATTATAAGTAAATATCTAAACGAAATCATTTATTTTTTAAGAGTATAAAGTTTTCATTGATTCAGGTAGTGATTCCATCGGTAATATTTGTTTATTCTCATCACACTTTGATTGTGCGAGTGAATATTTATAACACCTACCATTTTGTTTATAAGTCTTATCTTCAAATTCAGATATAATAGGTCCATTAAATATAATACAATTACGATCATTACAAACACGTCTAAAAAGACTTGCTAAACCTAAACCCAATATAAGTGAAATGAAGAAGACACCTAATTGTGTATTTAATAGTCTTTTGAAATTCATATATATTATAAACACATTAATATTTACAATATAAAAATCATGGATTTATGGTACTTGTGGTGGTATGGTTGATATGTCTTTTTCTTTTGGACAAGGCACTTCCTTCTCTTCTATAGAAAAACAGTTATCGGCTTTATCTTTATATTGTAATAAGTGGGCATTTTCATGTGTGGGATATACAATAACGTGTTTACTCGGATCTGAAAATATATATACAGCAAATATTCCTAATGCAAATGAAATTAAAAATACATAAAGGTTAATATATCTGAAAATATTCATATATACTTAAAATAGGTTTTATATTTTGATTAAATTATTTCTTCTTTTTGGATTTTTTGCTTTTAATAGGTTGTTGTACTGGTTCATTAAAAGCAGCAATTAATTCTTCATCTAATTGTTCTTGTGTTTTTGTTGTTCTTTCTTGCTTTTCTTCGTCAACTAATGAGAACTTCTTTGTTCCTGATTCTTCTGTGATTTTATATTCGTTTTGCTTCTTTTCCAATTTTTGTCTCATACGCTCTTTCATGGCCTCATTTTTACTCATTCGGTTGAGTGCGTTTTTATCAATCTTCATGTTTTTACCCATTGAACCTGCGAATTTTTTTAATATACCATTCAATTCATCTGTGCCACCCATTTCCTTCATTTTTGACAATATTTCAGATGCTTCACTCATTAATTCATCCTTGTTGATTTCTCCATCGTCCATTTTTGACTTGATTTTATTACCAACAGTTTTCACCAATTCCATAATTTTTTTTGGATTTTTCATTAATTTTTTCAAAATATCATTTGTAGATGGAGGGTTGTTTTCATCTATTTCACCGAAATCGCCTAAAACACTACTAAAGTCATTTGTTATCTCTTCAGCCAAATCTTTTGCCAATTTACCTATCTTTCCATCAAACAATGATTTCAAATGATCTTGTAAATTTTCCATATTGGGTAAACCGAAATTAGGAGTTTTTGTTTCACCTTCATCTTTCATTTCACTATCACAATGCTCTTTTGGTTCATCTTCCTTGTCCATGTTCAATCCCATATTTTTGAAAAAATCACCCAAATCATCTATTGTTTCTTTTAATTTATTACCCAATTCTTCTTCTTCTATACCATCAAAAATATTTGCACTATCTCCAAACACTGATTTATCCTTGATGTTTCCTACAACCAAGAATAAAATCAATTGCAAATATTTCCAAATAACTTGTCTTGTATTATCACTTACGGATTCATCATTATATAGAGTCTTAAAATCTATATCTGGTAAAAAATATGTGTTTATATCTTCACTTTTGAAAATGTCAATATTTTGATACAAAATATCAAAAAAACGCTCAGGATATACTTGCGATATGTATATATATAATTCTTCCTGTGTTTCTGGTGTCAAAAATTTCCATTTTTCCAACTTACTTGATAATTCTGGAAACGTTGTTTCAATATCTACAATAAAATCATGAATTGTTTGACTGAAGTTCTCCGGTATACTTGCCATATCAAATAATATATATAATATGTTTTTTTTAATATTATATTTTGTTAACTAATTATACGATAAAAATCTTGTAAATTAATATAAAAACTTTATATTTTATATATATAAGTTAATATGGATTATCATGGATGGTACTCAGAAAAGCAATTTGAAGTATGCAAAAAAATGAACGAAGAATCAAAAACAAATAAAAATAATAACTATTTTAAGCCTCCTAAACCATATATTTATTATAAAAATCAAAATGATGAAATCATACAAATAACAGAAATTACATCTTCATTAAAAAATACAAGTAAATTTGACGATGTAAAGTATCTTGGAATAATGAAAAAATTCCATATAACATGCGAAGAGCCAATTCAATGAGTTTATGGCATTACAAATACAAATAAAGATAATCCTAAAAACCAAAACAGGATACTATTGTCTATTTGTTGCAATGAGTTATTACTATATATATTATCCTCGTGTAATATATTTGTAGTAATTAATCTAGATATTGTACTTAATATAAAAGCGATAAAAATAACTATCAACAGCAATATTGGTTTTTTCATATATTTAATCAAATATTCAAACATATATACAATATATATAAAATAAAAACCTTTTCGCTTACGAGATAAGTTTTAAGAAAAGCATATAAAGATTTAATACATATAAAGTATATACAAAAGCATATTTGTGTAGAGTTTAGATTACTTTCGTTAAGATGACAACTATTGATTCCATGACACAAGAACAAATCATTGAAAATTTTAATTTAAATGAATTGAATCAAGAAGATGACTCAATTGGATTTAATGACGCTATTTGTCATGATGATATGTCTGAAACATCAACGGTTTCAAATAAGAAGACACGGGTAAAGCATGATGTAAAGGACCCTTATTATCATAAATATACAGTGAATAAAAAGGGAATGATTATTAAGGTTGAATCATATTCTACAAAAAATATGCCTGGTTCTTTCATTAGATGTCCGTATACTGGAATTCGTAGTAATGACCGTGTCGGTTCAAGTGACGAGGACTTTTATTTCAAAGTGAGTATGCCTTCTATTAGCAAGGGCGATGATGCAGTCGTATTTTTTTATAATAGTCCAGAAGACTTTGAACGGCATCATTTAATATCACTTCCACAAGAAACAAAGAAAAAATTCCATGATAAAAAATTGACAAGAAAGATAGAATAGTAATTTAGAACAAATTTATATATAAAATGTATTCTTTTATATATAATGTACAAACTACGAATCATCAACAATGCCGTGAGCGAAGCACTTAAAGCTTCTCCATTGAAAGACATCAGTAGCTCAAATGAAAGTTCCTTTGCAATGGGACGTAATATTTACAGAGAAACACATAACAATAATAATGCGCATCCTAATAAGAAATTTTATGGAATGAAAAATAATGACGCATCGGATGTAATAAGACGTCGTCGCAATGAATCTGTAGGTGTTGGTTCATTGAATGCAGCTCAAGTGCCTTTTTCGTACGTCAGTTCTAATAACGTTCAAACACAAAATCAGGCATTGCAACGTGTACGCAATAAAGGTTACACTGTACCACCAAGAATATAATTATATCATTTGTGATTTTTATTTTCATGTTAAAAATGAAAATCAATCTTTTAGCTTCTTTCCATTATAAAATATATAAATGTTATGTATATATACCTGTCATGAAATCAAGAAGAGTACGAGCTACAAATTTAATGTCACCATCAAATCAAGGTGGTGGTAATAAAAAGGCGGGTTTGCCTCCTATTCCATTGACTACTCGTAGTAATATTTCGTATAATGTACGTGGATATCCAAAAACATTGAGTTTTATGAATAGTCTAGAGCCAATTGAAGTAATCTTCCCAGACACTACACTTACTGTCGTGTACGTTGTTAATGATCCGTCTATTAGTTATAGTGATTTAGGTAACCTAACTGTAACTCCATCTGGTGAACTTATTACAACAAAAGAAGATCAGCTTGTTTATGATTTGACACAACGATTTGTTAATGACGAAGCCTTGAACAGCTTTGGTTTAACAGAAGATAAACTTACAATTGAACTTGTTGAGGGTTCTATTGAGATTCATTTGACATTCATCATTTCTAATTCATTATTGGGGTCAATTACTGATCTTTTAGAAAACTATTCACGGAGGTTCATTGAAATGGAACAAGAAGTAGTGAATGTGTTTGCAAATAGCGAAGACTTTCTTATTCAACCATCTGTTTATTTGGAAGATTTGCGTGCGTCAGATGGTATTAATGAACGTATTTTCGTTCAAGAACCACAACCCGAACCTGAACCTGAACCAATTCCTGAGCCTGAGCCTATTCCCGAGCCTGAGCCTATTCCTGAGCCTGAACCTGAGCCTGAACCCATGCCAGAACCTGAGCCTGAGCCTGAGCCTGAGCCTGAGCCTGAACCAATGCCTGAACCAGAGCCTGAACCAGAGCCAGAGCCCGAGCCATTTATTCCAACAAAACCTATTTCATTACGTTTGATTGATAATGTGTTGTCAATGTATTATAAACCTCCTGAACCTGGTGTAAATATAGATCCAAATAACCTTTTAAATATGAATAATAACCTATATTTACAAACCCTTATTATTAATTTTTCTAATTTTAGTGGAGATGTTACATTAAAACCTTCATTAGATAACTATGAGGTCACTATGAGGAGGCCAGAGGGTACAGTTAACATAGCCTATACCGGCTCAACTCTTTCATTTATATTTACTAATTTCCCAGAGCAATGGATTGATTTGTTTACAGTATCAAATAATGTTACATTGGACTCTAATAAAATCCAAGTCTTTAACGTTAGTGACGAACCGGGTAGTGCTGATGGTAGTACTGCTTCTCTACAAAAACCTGTATCATTAGAAGTTTCTAATTATTAATAATTTAAATATAGAAACAATATATAATGAGTAATTTTTTATTGGTTAGTGAAAAATATAATGATACTGATAATTATATGACATATAATTCTTTAACTACTAATAGAGGCTTTTTTAAAGATAATTTTTATAATAACAAATTTTGGGATTTAGTTAACTGGATGAATAATGAGAATTATGGTGATTTTCCAGGTGTAAAATTATCATTATTATTAGATGTAAATATTAATTTTATTTGCTTTGATGCTTCATATAATGATACTGATAATTATATGACATATAATTCTTTAACTACTAATAGAGGCCTTTTTAAAGATAATTTTTATAATAACAAATTTTGGGATTTAGTTAACTGGATGAATAATGAGAATTATGGTGATTTTCCAGGTAATTTAATACCAGATAATAATTTCATTTTATTAGCAAAACAATCACGTCAATTGCGTATTACATTGCCGCCAACAGAAAATATTGAATCCATAGATAATAATTTATCTTATTTTACTGATACAAACGGTGAAATAGGTATTTCATCATTTATTACCATTTATTTTGATGGACCTATTGTTTTCAAAAGTGGAATAACGTTACCATCGTTTGAAGGAAATCAACTTACATATCATACGGGTTCTGGTTCTTATAGTTTAGAGCTCATTAACAATAATAATGTTATTTTGAAAAATGATACTATATATGATCTTATCACAAGTGATTTATTAGATGGTGATTTACCAGACATTCTAAGAATTGATATGGGGCTAGGATACATTAGTGACAGTGTGAAGACAGAAGATACAATATTATATACTTCTGATAGTGCTCTTGATACAAATGATGGATTTTATGCAGATGGTTTTAATCATTTGAATGGGTTATTTGAGATTGTTGTTAATTAATTAATTAATAATTTAATTACTAAATTATTAATGTGAATGTTTTATATAATGAACTCTGAGTTTAACGAAGACCAGTTAAGCGATAAGAAATTCTTGAAAACGATTCAATTTAGTAATTCTAATAATGTAAATTTAGTTAGTTCATTAAATGGAAACGATGAGATAACGGGTATGAGATTTTTAACAAACCGTGAAGATATTCAGCAAGCCCAAATTGATTTTTTTACAAATCTTAACACTGCATCTATTGCAAAGCTTTTATTAACACGATTAAAATCTATGCAAACAGAAAAAAATATAATATTTAGATTACCAACACCTAATGATTATAATTTAAATAGTGAAGATCCATTTAGCGCAATTGTTTTTGATGGACCTAGTGATATAAATGTTCAAAAAGAATATTTAACGAACGTTAATAATCAAGCGGATGTTAATGAATTTATTAGTATTAGTGAAACACTTGCAAGTCATCAAGACCCTGGTGTATTATTGGATACGACGGAGGCGAACCCACCACAGCCTATGCCTGAGCCAGAACCTGAGCCTATGCCTGAACCAGAACCTGAGCCTGAGCCTGAGCCCGAACCAGAGCCCGAGCCTGAGCCCGAACCTGAACCTGAGCCCGAGCCCATACCTGAGCCCGAACCTGAGCCCGAACCTGAACCTGAACCTGAACCAGAACCAGAGCCTGAACCTGAACCTGAGCCAGAGCCTGAGCCTGAACCTGAGCCTGAGCCTGAACCTGAACCCGAGCCTGAACCAGAGCCTGAGCCCGAACCAGAACCAGAGCCCGAACCTGAGCCAGAGCCAGAACCTGAGCCGGAGCCTGAGCCCGAGCCTGAACCCGAGCCTGAGCCCGAACCAGAGCCAGAGCCAGAACCTGAGCCGGAGCCTGAGCCTGAACCCGAGCCTGAGCCTGAACCTGAGCCCGAACCTGAGCCTGAGCCTGAACCCGAGCCTGAGCCTGAACCTGAGCCCGAGCCAGAGCCTCAGCCTGAGCCCGAACCAGAGCCAGAACCGGAGCCCGAACCTGAGCCTGAACCAGAGCCAGAACCAGAGCCAGAACCAGAGCCTGAGCCTGAGCCTGAGCCCGAACCTGAACCAGAGCCAGAACCAGAACCCGAGCCTGAGCCGGAACCAGAGCCCGAGCCGGAACCAGAACCAGAGCCTGAACCGGAGCCTGAACCGGAGCCAGAACCAGAGCCAGAACCAGAGCCTGAGCCTGAGCCTGAGCCCGAACCTGAACCAGAGCCTGAGCCTGAGCCAGAACCAGAACCCGAGCCTGAGCCGGAACCAGAGCCCGAGCCGGAACCAG